GGTGTTACGGTCAATGCACGTTTGATCTATGAAGATGCCCTTGCGGACATTGAGAGACTCATGGAAAAATTTCGTAACGAAGAAGATGAAGGGCCTATGTTCTTCATGGGGTAATTGATGGCAACTAATCCATATATAAGTCAAAAATACAGACCGGAACAGAATCTCTACGAAGATATTCTTATTGAAGCGATCCAGTTCTACGGACAGGACGTTTATTATCTCCCACGGGAAGTCGTGGAAAGAGAAGACATCTTCCTTGACAGCATCCAGTCACAGTTCTCGGACGCCTATAAAGTAGAAGTGTATATTGAAAACACTGAAGCATTTGATGGGGAAGGAGATCTATTCACTAAGTTTGGTATCGAACTCCGAGATCAGTCTACCTTTGTCATTGCTCGTCGCAGATGGCGACAGCTTGTAGGTGATCGTCTTGCTGATAACCAGTTCCGTCCTAGAGAAGGTGATGTTATCTATCTCCCGTTATCCGAATCTTTATTCGAGGTAAAGAAGGTCGAGACAGAAACTCCGTTCTATCAGTTATCTCAACTACCACTATTCCGTATGCAATGTGAGTTGTTCGAGTACTCTGATGAAGACTTCGACACAGGTATTGAAGGTATTGATAGAGTTGAGTCCGAGGCTGCGTTCCAATACGAACTTATTATGGGTGGTACCGGAGAGTCAGAGTATTATACCGTGGGTGAAACTGTTTCTCAAGACTTCACTGATTACCAGATTGAAGGTGAGGTGACATACTGGAATCACGAAACCAGATTACTCAAGATTGCACACACCGGAGCCGATGACGGTAACTATCATGTGTGGTCATCAGACCAGCCAGTCGTGGGAAGTAATGCCTCTCTTACTCCAGTATCTTTGGATGAGGGTATAAATGAAATCCAACCGCTCTCACAGAATAAAGTGTTTGATGATTTCGCTAATGATTTTGTGGACTTCTCTGAGTCCAATCCATTCGGAGACATATCATAATGATGGGAAGTCACTTTTATCATAAACGTGTCCGCACTTGCGTTGCAGTGTTCGGTTCAATGTTTAATAACTTACATGTTTTGAGAACAGACTCAGCGGGTAAGGTGTTATCACAGGTCAAGGTGCCTCTATCATATGCACCTAAAAGGTCTTTCATAGAACGACTAGAAGAAATGTCTAACGGAGAGGAAGCAGAACGCAGAGTTGCTATTAAACTTCCACGTATGTCGTTCGAGATAAACTCTATTGCATATGACGCAACACGTCAATTACCTAAAGTAAACAGCTTCAGTAATGTTGTCACCACAGACAATACGGTTCAACGAAAAACTTACGTTGGTGTCCCGTATAATGTCGGGTTCTCTTTGTCGGTTTACGCCAAGTCTCAAGATGATGCACTACAAGTAGTAGAACAAATCTTACCATATTTTGCTCCTCAATATACTTTGACTGTCAAACCCTTTGCGGATGAACCAAGCATTAAAGAAGATGTGCCAATAGTATTGACTGGATTAGATTTTCAGGATGACTTCGAAGGCCCTGTAGAGCAAAGGCGCACTATCATATACACTCTCACTTTCGAGATGAAAGTTAACTTCTATGGGCCAGAACTCAAGGGGCCTGTGATTCGTGAAGTTAATACAAACCTAAACTTTTTGACAGAGACTGAAGGAGAAGAGCTTCTTATAGAAACGATAAATACTACTCCAGACCCTATTGACGTAAGTCCAGACGGTGATTACGGGTTCAATACCGAGATAATTTTCCCAGAATAGTTAGGAAATATATTATGAAAGATTCGAGTAAACCGCCTGCCATCTTCGATGATGAGCAGAAGAAGAATTTCGTACATGAACAAGACTATGAGTATTCTCGTGATACTTATTATGATCTAATTGAGAAAGGTCGTGAGTCTCTAGAACTCATGATCGAGGTCGCACGTGAGAGTGAACATCCTCGTGCGTTTGAGGTTCTATCGGGTATGATCAAAGGCATCGCAGATGTTAATGATAAACTAATGGATCTCAATAAAAAGCAGAAAGAGCTTACCAAAGAAGACAAACCCACCGATACTTCAACAACTAATAATAATCTATTTGTTGGTTCTACTACAGACCTTCAGCGTATGCTGTTGGGAGATGATAAAGTAATTGATCAGGACGAAGATGAAAATAGTAGCTCATAGAAAGAAGAAAGACCAAGAACTTATTATAACCGATAACACTTTTACTGATCAAGAGTATAAGGATATACTTAAATATGTTGGGGATGCTACGGAAGTTATTCCTAAAGAGGTTAATAATGAGGATTGGCCAGAGGATCTTATAAAAGGTGTAGAAGGTTACACAAAGCTTATTGTACTACAGGATGATGTTATTGTCAACCCCATAATAGATAAATGTATAAAATTGTTTGATACAAGCAAAAATCCCTCTGATTATAGGATAACATACTACGAAGGGGAAAGTAAGTTTGGTCTCAATTGGCACACTGACCGTGCCTATGGTGCATCTGTGTCGATATATCTAAATGATGACTGGCAAGATGACTATGGTGGATACTTTGTTTGTAGAATGGAGGGTGCGAAGTTAACTACCGCAATAAAACCTGAAATTGGAATGTCCGTGTTTCAGAGAGGACAAATAAATCATGGTATTACAGCGACAAGGTATGATGCTCCAGTAAGAAAGTCTATACAAGTCTTTATACTATGAATATGACGATGTGTTTATAATATGGTATCTTATACTAAGAACTCTTATCTAGGAAACCCACAGGTCAAGCGTGACGGTGTCGAAGAAGAGTGGGACAAAAAGAAGCTCAGAGAATATCAGAAGTGTATGAAAGACCCAGCATATTTCTGTAAGAAGTATGTTAAGGTAGTGCATCTAGATAAAGGTCTGGTTCCATTCAAGTTATATGACTATCAAGAAGAGATGTTCGAACACTTTAATGATAATCGATTCTCTATTGTTCTTGCGTGTCGACAGTCCGGTAAGTCTATTTCATCTGTAGGATACCTTCTGTGGTATTCCCTATTTCACCCAGAAAAGACTATTGCAATCCTTGCGAACAAGGGTGCGACTGCTCGTGAGATGTTATCTCGTGTAACACTGATGTTGGAGAACCTACCGTTCTTCCTACAGCCAGGATGTAAGGCACTCAACAAAGGGTCTATAGAGTTCTCTAATAACTCTCGAATCATCGCTGCAGCTACGTCAGGGTCTTCTATTCGTGGTATGTCGGTCAACCTATTGTTCCTAGACGAGTTTGCATTCGTAGAGAATGCGGCAGAGTTCTACACATCAACATACCCAGTAATCTCATCTGGTAAAGATACAAAAGTTATCATAACAAGTACCGCAAATGGTATCGGTAACACTTACCAGAAGATATGGGAAGGTGCAGTACAGAAGGTCAATGAGTATAAACCATTCCGTGTAGACTGGTGGGATGTGCCAGGCCGTGATGATAAATGGAAAGCACAAACTATTGCTAACACATCTCAACTACAGTTTGATCAAGAGTTTGGTAATACTTTTTTTGGTACTGGTAATACTCTTATTGAGGGTCAAGTTCTTCTTGACTTACGTGCCAGAGAACCTTCTAGGAGATTAGAGGGTGGGGACTTATTAGTTTATGAAGAACCTATACCAGAGCATCAGTATATCATGACTGTTGATGTTTGTCAAGGACGCGGGCAAGACTACTCTACCTTTAACATAATCGATGTTTCGGTTCAACCATTTAAACAGGTATGTGTATACAGGAACAATAGAATATCACCGATATTATATCCAAACATGATTTATAAATACGCTACCGTATATAACGAAGCGTATGTTGTTATTGAGAACAATGACCAAGGTATGGTCGTGTGCGTAGGACTATATCAAGATTTAGAATATGAGAACATTCACCTAGAGTCTGCAATCAAAGCAGATGCTATCGGTATCCGCATGGACAGAAAAGTAAAGCGGATGGGTTGTTCCTCAATCAAGGATATCATAGAGAATCATAAACTAGATATTGTTGACGAAAATACTATCATGGAGGTGTCTACCTTTGTGTCCAAAGGAACATCATACGAAGCCTCTGATGGTAACCATGATGATTTGATGATGAATCTAGTGATGTTTGGTTACTTTGTGGGGACACAATCTTTTGGCGATATGACCAATGTCAATATCAAGCAGATGCTGTTCGATCAACGTATGAAGGAGATAGAGGACGATTTACCACCCTTTGGGATCATCGATGATGGTTCGGACTATGTTCCCAAAGAGGAGTTATACGACCCCTATAGTATGGACTGGGCGACATATGAGCCCGATAATTGGTAAATTTACTAAAAGTATAAATAGATACATTGAAAGAAATCTCCGTATTATGTTTAACTTATTATACCTTAACTAAAGAAGGACACTATCATGACTCTCAAATCTTCAGAGTCTCCATCAGTAACAGTAAGAGAAATTGACCTCACAGGTATCGTACCTGCCGTCACTTCTACTACTGGTGCTATTGTAGGCGAATTTAATTGGGGCCCAGTGAACACACCAATCTTGATCGGCAATGAATCAGAATTGGCGTCTACTTTTGGATCCCCATTAGCAGGAGATGCGTATGCAGGAGATTTTATCTCTGCTTCGTACTTCCTAAAATACTCTTCAAGCGCATTTGTAGTTCGCGCAGATCGACCAGACATCCCAGAAGTTCCAGCAGTTCTAGATTCTGACGGAACTGAAGTAACACCCCTAGTCCCAGCAATTCTTGGCTACAGAAAATCTTCTGCAAGCGTTTTCGAAGCAAAGTACTTCGGTGCTCTTGGTGATACAGT